CAACGACGTAGTGTTAGATTGAAATTTTCTATCTAAAGCGAAAAATTGTCAAGCGGGTTAACTTGGCTATGCGGTTTTACGCGCATAGCCGCACTAAATCTAGGGGGACTTCAAAGGGATTAAGAATCATTGTCCTGGGGCTATGGGCATTGATGGAATTAATGCACATAGCCACTCAGTTAATCGCTTGGCGGCGGGGGTGGGTAGGGAACATTTTATAACCTTTCACCGCCGGCCTGAGAAAATCAGGCCGGCGGCATGAGTTGAATTATTCTTTGACTGGATTCGGATCAATCCGCAATACTGCTTTGTGTTTGAATTCACCTACGGTGATTCGAATTTTCTTACCGATCACCTCGCCTACTGTTTGGGAGCTGGTAGCCGTTTTCAAGCTCTGGATATCAGCGCCGGCGGATACTAGGTAACCGCGGGGGAATTCTGCCCCCCCCTTGGTTTTAAAATATAGAACGGGCTGGATCACAACGCGCGGTTTTCGGGTGGTTGGGTCGACGTCTTTCGGGTTGGGTGTGGTTTCCTCACGTTCGAATCGGGAGATCGTGACGGTGATTTCACGCACTTTCCAGCGTTCGAGCAGGTCGATCACTTTGAGGAATCGGGACGGGTGCAAATCGTCCAGGCGTTCATTCGGGTTGATTGTAGTCATTTTTTTCCTTTCTCCATTTATTTAATTCGGCATTGAGAAAATTGAGGAATTCAAGCATATCTGCTTCGTGTTCATGACCAAAGGAGCAGATATAAGTACTACATTCTTCCTCATCCAGGAAAATATCCCAAACCTGGGTTTGCGGATTGAACTTTTTAGAATACTTGTGCATGGTCATTCTGCCTCCGTTACGATGGAATCAATGATTAACCTGGCTGTGTTGGCGATTCTCGTTGCACTGGCTTTGATTAATTCGGGGTTGCTCCAATGGGCTAGGTAATTAGGGGCGTTGGTTTCAATCCCAAAGTGGGAGCATACAACATAAGATATCGCTTCGGCCTCCGTTTCTTTTTCGTTTTTGGCGATGTTGAATTTACCCTCGTGCATGAGGGCGTGCACGATTTCATGAATTAAGGTTGCGGTGCCGGCCGTGGGTTGGATTTTGATGGTTTTCTTTATGAAATTACATATACCCTCTGCTTCGATCGTGGGGTCTTCGAAATATGTGTAACTATGGACGGCGGCAAAGGCGATTAACTGGGCGTGTAGGATGGGGTCGCGGCCTGTGGTTCTCCATTGTAGTGGTTTTGGGAGGTCCTCCCCCTCTGTTTGTGTGATGTCGAAGACATAAACGGGTTTAAAGCGGTTTGCATTATGAAAAACTTTTTTCTCCTTTCCGGTATTCTCGTCAATTTCGAGGTGATATGACTCAAAGGCACAAGGGGCAAGAATGAATATCCCGTGTTCTCCTTTTCGAACGTGTCTTTTAAGTTTCTTCCATGTCGTAAAGCCTGCAACGTTGGAGGCGTCCGGCATTTGAAAGAGAATTAACCAAATATTCATCGGGCTGTACTTGTGAAATTTGGCGAGGGTGCGAAGGTATGCGAGATATTGTTCTGTTTTTTGCGCGGCGTTGGTGCTGGCCGCGAGGGTCTCCAGGGCGTTTGTGATTTTCTCCTGCAGGTCTGTACGGGTTTCCTGTTCCATGTTACGCCTCCATTTCTTGCAGAATTTCGGCGGTTGTCTTTCGTCGGGCGATTGCATGAGGTCGTGCGATCACCTCCCGGTATATCCAGGCTGCGATTCGGTGTTTGCAAATATGCCCTTGTTCGTGATCTTTGCAGGTGCAAGAGCCACGACGAACGATGTACCAGCCTTTCGCAGTTCTTACACAAAGGACCTTGAAGGAAGGATTGAGACGGCCTCCCATTTCGTCGAATTTAGAGGGTAAGATTCCGTTTACCTCGTGGGCTAGCTGCGCGGCCTTCTGAACGCGGAAGGGGTCGAGGTTGTAGATTGTGACGGCTTCTTGGGCGAGTGCGAAAATTGTGGCCTCGTGGCGAGGGAAGGCTTTCTCTAACGTGAACAGTTCGAGTTCTTCAATGCGAACAGAGAACGGGAGTTCGGCGCCAATTTTTTGAACGTCCGCGATCGTGACCGTTTCGCCGGTTACGAGTTGGCAATCTCGGACGTCGACTAGGATACAAGCGCCTCCCCGACCTTCACCTTTTACACTGTATAGATTTTTGTCTTTCATGGGTGACTGCTCCTTTTTTATTTTGCCGGCCTGCCCGAAAGTAGGCCGGATGAACAATGAGGTTAACGGTTGGCGGGTGTACTTTCACATAACCCGCATACGCAACCAGCTTTATGACTTGGATATGTACCGTGTTCGGAGGGGCCAGCATACCCGACAATTAACCTTTTCGGCGGAGTTTTGTATTCTGTGACCATGCCATCTAAAAACCCGCTAAACCGAAGTAGGAATTGAGAACGGGTTAAGGGGGTTGCGTTGGTTTTCAAACCTACCCAACGTTGAACCTCTGCGGGGGTGAAAAAAAGAGCGGGGGCGCCGGGCGTGGTGTTAATGCGTAGGGGGCCGCGCAGTTTCTCGATGAAAGAGAGGCGTGCGTAGAATTCGGCTGCGTTTTTGGCTGTGATCTGATTTAACCCGACTAGAATGGTTGCGAAGGTGAGAGTATTGATTGCAACTCTCTCGTTTTGGTTTTCGGGCTTCTTGCATTTGGTGTAATCGTAATTTAGTGACATTTTGCTCCTTGTTTATGAGTGCGAAAACGATGAGGGACGAACCTGGCCGGTCGCGGCCTTTGCTTTTGTGGGTGCAAGAATCAAAAAAGTGCAGCCCACTTTCCAAAAAGCACAACATGCGACGGGTGTAAACACCCGGACAAAAAACAAGGGAGAATTAGGAGCCAGTGTGCGGAACGAACCCCGATTGTTGGGGTGAGTGGGCACGTGCCCCGCACACATGGCGCGACGACCCTTGTTTTTTGTAGCGTTGTGCTAAGGCGCCGAGTCGCGCCGTGAGAAGGAATTGCCGTGAATTTCGGCAAGGGCAACGAACGGGCGCCGGCGCTTACCATGAAAGCACCCACAAAAGCAATTTAGAATTTATGAATTTGAATTTAAAAAAAAGAATTGGAAAATAATCCTACCGCCCCGAATTATTTAGCAGAACAAAGATAATCACCATTAACCCATTTAGGAGAATAAGGCCAATTCATATCACCTTCCAGGCTTATCATTGCCCATCCATTACCTGTGTTAGACCATCCCCTGACTAAAACATTTGTATTGTTTTCCAAAAAGCCCAACCAAATGGAGCTTTCATATGGTGAACTACGAATATTAAGTATTGATGTGCATACAAAATACCATTTGGGAGACCAATAAGAAATGATTGGATCATCAATATAAACCGAAGGATGTTCGATTTTTGGAATCAAGATTGTCTGTACTGGTTGGATTATCGGTGGAGTCGGGATAATTGTCTCGGTTGTCATGCAAGAGAGAACGAACAATAGTGTTATCGAGAGAAATAATAAAACTTTTCGATTTAACATTCCTAGCCTCCAGGATTAGACCTTGTAGTGATTCTTGAATTTGTTTGAGAAAAAGATATTTAGAATTAATGACATCTTTGCCAATAAGACCCTTGGAAATTTCAAATAATTTATAATGAAATTCTAGTTTTTTTCTTTCAGACCAAACTGCGCAAAGGATCAATTTAAGAAAACCTATTCTCCACCTAATCATTAAAAATGCCCTTTCTTTATGAGATTGAAGTATGATTGATCTAGTTCTTCTTTTCTTTTCGCCCAAATTAGACATTTTTTCATAAGCTCATCACTAAAAATTCTACAACGAGACAAAGGATACCAACGATAACGCCCTTCCTGAATTTCAGAATAATCAGCACTTCCACGTAATTCTTTTTGTGTTCTATCGATTATAAAAACTACGTATGGAATTTTTGGTAATTCATCTTTTAAAGGAAAATAAATATACTTAACCGGCCAAAAAGACTCTTGTTTCATAAATACCTCTTTTGAAATTTATTAGGTTTTGGATTTTTGAAAAATGATTTTTCCCAATTATTTGAACCTAATTTTGGAATAGCCCTTCTTTTTTTATGGATGCGTTCAGAAGGCATAACCCTGGGTAAAAACAATTTAACCCTGATTGCTGGATTTTTTGGGACAATATGATATTTCATAAATTCCCAAACGTACTTAACAGTAGCATCCACATTAAGAAACCCTCTAGCTTTAGTGACACCGCGAAAATTACCATGTTTTCTATAAAGACGATCCAACTTGCTTTTTGCTTTATAGATAACTGGAAGGTCTGGATTAATGAAATTCATTTTTAGAATAACTTTGAAATTTGACAATGAAGGGCAGGCCAGCGATCACCATAAAGGCCACTATCTATTACAGGATTATTAATTAAAGCCCATGGCCAATGTTTCAAAACTGTTTTCATTTCTTGCATATTAGGACCTGGTGATTTCCTTGTGAGAATTAATTCAAACTTGTGACCATCGAAACAAATAACAATCTGCAAACCACCTCCCAATTTGGCAAGAGCTGGATATTTAGGATCCTTTTCCGCTTTTTGAACAAGATCATCAATAATTGAGGTTAGATTGGACATTGAAAAACTCCTTTTTTTATTGAAAAACTTTCTTAGAAGTAGTAGTAGAGTCTGTGGAAATGTGGAAAAATTGATTTTGTATTCGAAATAGACATCTTAATTATAGAAAACTCCTGACCTGAATTTTTAGAAATTTTATCCACAGGTTGGTTGTGGATAAAATTGGAAAAATCGGAACAATTCATATTTTTTTCTCTAAAATTAATGATTTCAAATCCTTTATGTGGATAACTGAGGGTTTATACACAGGACCTGTGTACAATTCTGGAAGATCATCCCACTGTGTTTCAAAATCGATCCATCCTGGATCGGACCAGTACCACCAGCAAAGAGAAGTAATTTCTAGACCAAGATAAAAAGCTATTTGCATCAAGTTTGTAAAATTATCTTTGAAATATTTCCATTCTGTCAAACCGCACATATTTAAACGTGGAGGTTCGATGGTTTCTAGTGCGAGTTTTGCCCTTGAAATGATTGTTATATTACTGGCTTTTGCATAGGCTTTGTAATCCAAATGAACTTGAAGATTAATAACTCTAGCTTTTCTAATTTCCAATATTGAAAGATCATTTTTTCGAGGCATTTTTATAACTGTCCTTAGAAAGTTAAAACTGCAGGTGTCGTTTTTGCCAGGCTAAATTACGGCAATAATCAGAACAATACTTCGTCTTTCTTTCAGACGTTTTCTTGATCTTTCCGCACTCGGCACATTTGATTTTAATTTTTTTCCTCCTTCCCCCTAACCTTGAAAATCCATATCTTTTTTATTTTTTACCTCCAGGGAAAAAGAAGGATTTTCATGAATTGTTTTTGTTTCGATCGTTTGGTTTTGATCGTTTCCAAATGCTTCTATGATTTCCTCACCCACTGTCATTGCGATTAATGCTAGACCATGTACGAGACCTAATGATCTGACCATCCAAATCATGACATTAAGATCTGAATTAGTTAATGATCTACCTTCTTTGATAAAAACTTCGACCTGCATACCAAAACCCGCAGTCGCGAGCTCACCAATCCCACAGATACCAAGCATTAGAACAGAAATTACCTTGTCGAGCCGACTTTTGGCGCCATATTTTAGAATCAAGATGTAGGCAATCAATCCACCGCCTGTGAGACCAAATCCAAGGATTGCATAGATTTGTTGATCGGCAGGGAAAGTGAATTGAAAGAAATTTATACTTTGGATACCCAGGAAAAAAACGACAAATAATGAGACTACGATTTTCGCCGCATAAGCAAGAATTTCCCCGCCGCTAATGGATTTCAAAGAAATTTTCATGACTACTCCCTTTCTAATTTATGGTATAAAATGATTTGGAAGGTCGTTACATGGAAGAATTGACTACTCCGCCATGTCCCGATCTTCTTTTATTTTAATGAACTTTTTGAAACGAGCAACTTCTTCTGTTGGGATCATGAATGGTGATGTGATGGAAAATGGATTTTTCTTTATTCCTCTGATTTTTCCTGAATTCAACATTCTTGTGATTGTGTCATGCGAGAAACCGACTAATTTGGCAAATTCCTTGACCGTAATCATTTTCATGGACTAATCTTACGCAACTTACGCTGATTTGTCAAGGAAATAAAAAAGCGGGCGAAAACGCCCGCTGAGCCGGCACGACCAAGCAAGAAGAGCCGAATGATGGATTTGCGTACGAGAAAGAAAGTGAATTTGAGGGAATTACTTATGTAAAATTTAGAGAAAAAAATAAATTAGAGATATTGCGTGAAGCCGCATAGCCAAGTTAACCCGCTTGACAATTTTTCGCTTTAGATAGAAAATTTCAATCTAATACTAGTTAGAGATATTGGCCGGCATTTAAAATAGAACCGGCAGAATTGCCAGGAAAATAATTAGCACCTCCACCACTTGTCCAAATTATACCCACAGCATAAGCAAAATAACGTGAACCCGTTACAGAAAACGCACCCAAGGAAAATGTTGCAGCATCAAACCAGATTAATGCACCAGGCCATTCTGTTGTAGCGAAATAGGAAAATGTAACCGACGCTTTAAATGTAATGGTACGGGATCGAATTTGGATCAAGGAATAAAGATATGCATATGCATGAGCATACGCGCCACCAGAAATGTCATAATTAGTCATAGCTTGGATTTCACATCCATTTCCAGCCCTTAAATGAGCATTAACCGTAGCCCCAAAGTCGATATTGTAAAATCGAATTTTGAATTTACCATTACCATAAATACCATGGCCGCTTATAGTGGTTAGAAGTTTAAAACCTTTTATATCCCAACCGGAGGTTATACCTTCACCATAGAAACAATCATCTGATGTTACTGAAATAAGGCAATTAGCAGGAGTGGTTGTATTACCTAAGAAAACGAGATCGCCTTGTTGAGACCAACCAACAACTTGCTTGAAATTAACACCACCAGTATATGTGCCATTTGCGACCTGGACTGTAACTATTTTGGAATTTATATCAAGGAGTGCAATGACATCAACGGCCTTTTGTAACGTGAGAAAGGCCCCATTTGCAGAATTAACTAACCCGGTGTTTGAATCGCTACCATCTGTTCTGACATAATATGTACGATTGGCTGATAGTTTTTCGCGAATATCAGAAGTGGTTACATCTCCGAGTACAAGTTCATCAACTGCTTGGGCAAGAGCTTGAAGGTTATTAATCTCTGGACCAAGATTACCATCAAAACCCAGGGATACGATAGGAGTATAAGATGCGATACGTTCAATTGTGGAAGGAAGTGGTCCACCCTCAGTATTGGAAAAATATTCCAATTGTTCGATAGTGACATACCAATTTGGTGCTTTTCCTTTAGGATCAAAGATTTCAATGAATTTGGCAGGTACAAGAAATAATTGATTTTCATCCCAATCTATATTATCTCCATCCTGATATTTAAGATGGATAGGAAGTTTGTAAGGTTTTAATAATTGATTTTGAGTTTTGCGTAAAGGGGCAGATGCTGTTGAATGAAGATAGCCCAGGTTATGAATAACATCGCCTGCAGTTCCGGAATAATTTATACTGCTGTTTTCATCTCTGGACATATAACGACGTTTAGGAAGGAAACCTGTTTGAATCCAATAATCACCATCTGGAATGATCCCGTATTCGGTATCATCAGTTGCCTTGGGCGCGAAATAAAAGAGAATTTCATCGCCGCCATTATCACAACAAAATATGAAATATTTTTGTCTTAATAAGGAAAGAAATGTTTGTGCATTATTAGATGTGAATGATTTACCATTGGGAAGGAATTGATAACCCCACCAGGCAGCGGTAGGATTGACAAGAGAATAAGTCCTATTAATAGCTGTACAAAAAGAATCAATAGCCTCTTCATAAGTACCATCTGCAAGAAAATTTATATAAATGGGATTGATTAGATAAGCTTTTGCGACTGTTTCAACCAATGTAATTATTGATTCATTATCGCTATGTACAAAGCCTTCGGTAACGATAAATTTAGATGTTTTAACTGTGTATTTAGTGCCATTTATAAGAACGCCTCTTTCAAGTGTAATTGTTCTTGGAGATGTAACTGTTGATACTGTAATAGAGCCAAGAACATTTATATCGAGTTCTGTGCCTGTGAGTTTATAAGAGCGAACATCAAGAGTTTTTTCCCAGATTTCGCCCTCATCGATAATAGCTTTTATGTAAGCATCAAATGATTGGGATTCAAGAGCGGTAGTTAACTGACTAGAGAGAGTACGCATTTATATATCCCAACCCGACTGTTCCCATTTATCGACCCATCTATTATTATTAGGATATGAAACAGGGAATTTTTTCTTTGTTGAAATGGCAAGCAGATCGGATAGGAATTGAGTTTTTAATTCTTTTGCCAAGTCTGCATAATTGATTGTTACCCGATCTTGCAAATTTATAGTTTCTGTACGCCCGCGAGAGCGAATCGCACAGGCTTCAGCGGCAGAACCTAAGATTAAAATCGTATTGTAAAAAGAGCTAAGAGTGCTATCAGTTTCGGAATCAAGTCCATTAATTGTGTGGGGAATAGTAAAACGAGCAAGAATAAAATCTCCGGTATTGAGTGGTGTTTCAATACGGAAAAAAAGACGATCATCCTCTGACCATTCGGTAAAATTCTGGTGAATATGATCATCACCATCTGAATCCCATTCCAATATGTCGAGAATGTCGAGTGCTTTATATGCATCTACAAAATCAGTTAATTCATAATCTTTTTGATCTGTAACTGCGTCGATCAATGTAGCGGCATTTATTGGAAGATAAATATTCCAGGTTTTGAGAGCCTGGCGAATGGCTGCGGTACATGTGGCTGTGGTGAATCTGGTTCCATCATCGATGAGATAAGCTTGAACTGAGGCGATATGTTGAGTGAGAGTTTGGGTCATTTTTGCGCCTTTTTTGATGCGGACATAAGATTATCCAAAATCAATAATTGCGGAGGTTGGACGGCCTGTTATTTTCGGTAACAGGCCGTCCAAAAGGGATGGAGGAGGGCTGAAAAACGGTTATTTCAATTCAGTCTTGGTCAGAAAGCGAAGTCCCAGGTTGACGACCGAGATAACCACGGCGGCGATTTCCGCGGTTTGGCTGTCGGGTTGGTAATCGGTAAAACCGAAATACCCTGCAAGGGCGACGATCACGAACAGGGTATTGAACCAAAAGACCTTGGACTGATAGAAATGCTTGCTTTCGAGTTTCATATAGGCTCCTTTTTGGATTTGGAAGGTTTTGAGACAGGAATTTCTGCCTCCTCCTCACCTGAATGAAAAGTGGGTTTCTTTTGATTGATATTAAACTTGAGTTTTCGTCCATCCTCGAAGACAATGGTCAAGATTTCACCTCGAAGGCTGTTAGCTATGGCCTTGGGTTTTCTCGGTCCGTGTTTTGGAATGAGTGGAACGAACTTTGTCAGCAGGTCTTCGATTGTTTGTGGCATCACAACCTCACGGTGACAGAAGCTTCGGCGCCGAATTCATCAATGACACCCGTTGCTGAACCATCCCATACAACCTCCATGAAGTAGTATTCGGCATTGCCATCGATCCAAGCGGGAGTAGACAAAGTGAGTGTCATGAGATGCTCATCGACATCAATCCGCTCGGCGGCTGTATCATGGCCGGTATCATAGGTAGTTGTGGCTTCGGCGACTGTGAGGAGAGAACCATCTGCGGCGAGAGTGGCTTTATAGATATGTGCTTCCATGGCATCGATAGCCCCGGTGACAATGCGGAAATGAAAGGCAACGGATTTAAGATAACAGCCTTTAAGTCCGCTTGAATTTGCAAGCAGATTACCGAGGGGAACATATGTAACGGCAGCAGCATCCGCGGCGGTTCGGCGGGTATACCATACATTAGCAGCAACGGATGCGGTCCATGTACCTGAGCTGTGGGCAAATTGCGTGAAGGGAATCCAAACGTAGATCGCGGCATCATGAACATAACCGCCCAATTCTGTGCCATAGCGCAGGGCAATCTTCAATTTCCTTTCAAAATCCCTGACGACGCCCATGATGAAAGCAGGGCGAAGAACCAGGTTGAAGATTAACGCGCCGGCTAGGCAGGTGAACAATAGGGCAAGAAGAGTAGACATATTATAGGTTTTCCTTTCCTCACCATTTATGGTGAGACTATATTTTACAGTGCCGGCAGGCCGGCACTGTATGGGATTAAGCGACGTTGCTTTTGTGGAGCGGTCGGAAGTCTGCGACGCCAACGGCAAGGAATTGGCGCACTTTGATTCGGCTTTCGTCATTGGCGAACATGGCCGGATCGATTTCGGACGAAGCCGAGAAAATCTGAGGCATGACGCCGAAGATTTCACCGATCATGACACCGGGAACAAGCATGGGATCAACGGCGGCAGCCCAATCCGTAGCATCTGTCCATTCAGGGACGGTAAGCGGCTCGACGAAACCGGCATAGGTCGGTCCACCTTTGGAGGCTATTGCTTCGACAGCAGGAGCCCAGCGCGGAATGAACAAGGCTTCGGCAGCAGCTTTCAATGCGCGTGGAACGAGGCAGAATTTGGGTTCGATCGCCATCTTCTTACCTGTCCCGTAATAGCCGGTAGCATTTTTCACCAATAAAGGTTGATTGTAAACTGCCGTGGCGACAGCATCCCAGGCGACGAAGTCTGTTCCCAAGGCCGTTGTAAGCAGGTTGGCATGACCACCAGCAGAAGTTACGGCAATTGAATTGAATAATGCTCCGGTATCTTGGAGAGTGGGGCCGGCACCGGAATTTTGTGTGAAGATGGCCGCGACCTGTTCTGAAATATTGCGGATACCTCCGAGGGCGACTTCCCGTGGCATACGCTTAAAAGCGTTCAAATCATCGCGCAGAACGGCTTCGATGGTTAGAGGAACATAACCACCATATTTCGAGAAGCTAGAAACTTCCTTGTTGTCACCAATAGGGAGTTCGAGATAATCGCCTCGTTCTGCAACGACTGGAAGGCTTGCGATCGTGCCGGTTCGAACCCAGGTGATGTCGTTGAGACTGGTGAAATGCTCGATCGTGGCGATCTTCTTCCACCAACCATACACTTGCTCAAAATCCCTCCATGCTTTGACCAGGATTTTGTTCATCACATTGGCTACGATTGCCGGGAAGTTGCCAGTAACGAGAGCGAATTCAGGAAAGTAACCACCAGTGAAGTCATGATCGCCTGTACCCATTAGATAGGCTTCCTGGATGCCTCGCAAGCGATGAATTTTGATATTGACTTCCGCCGGATCACGATCGACTCCGAAAAGGTCGGTGATAGCTAATCGGAATTGATCCTGGCTGTTTATCAAACCGGAGATATTACGACCTGGGCCTTTGATTTCGTTAGATGCACTGATCTCGGAAAGTTCCTCGCGCTTTTCCTTGATTGCATCTTCTAAATCAGTAGGCTTGAATGGTGTTCCTGCGTCAAGCATCGTTTCAAAATGCTTGCGGATGACTTTTTGGGAGGCGACAGGTAATTTCGACGCGGCCAAACCTGCATCCAACAGGGGACGGCATTGGGCGAGAAGCATGTCATTGGCATGTTTCTGCTTTTCCTGCAAGTCGGCGATGGTCTCATTGACGCCTTGCAGTTCAAGCGCCGCGCGCTCCTGCTCAGTGAGTTGTTCTTCTTCATCACCGAGTTCAGAAAGTGCCGCGGCTTGTTCGGTCTTTTTCTTTGGCATGTATTTAACTCCTTTCGAAATTTGTTTGGACGCGCGGCGCGCGTGGGCTACGGGGTTCACCGATTCCCCGATGGCTTCGTTTGGGTATTGACTGAGGAACTTACCGCCTCGTGCGGGGTCGATGACCACATCCACGGAGCGGACTTTAACGATCTTGACTACTTCCCTTTTTTCGTTGAGCTTGACATTAAGAACAGTCGAGAATCCGACTGCTTTCATAATGTCGGGATTCGTCTTTGCATCTGTACGAACATCCAGAAGCACTTGTTTTGCTGGGCCGGCAGGAGTTAGCTTGGCTTGGATGCCTTTTTCCGTTTCATTCCATGAAACGGTATGAAGGGTGCCGGCAAGATCGCGAACGGATGGTCCATTCGACAGGAAACCAGGATGATCGATAAAAACAGGAACGCCGTCATATAGCGGCATGGCGGAATTGAGTACTTCCCTGCCAAAGATGATATCGTGACCTTTGGCTAGACCTTCTGAAATTGCGAGGATGTCAAAACCAACATCTGTGGGGATTGCTTTAAGTTCGAATTTTAGTTCGGTCATTTTTCCTCGTCTTTCTTTGGATCCGTTATATCAGGTGTTTCTTCTTCTTTGGGAGTAATTTGATTGGGATTAGATATTGATCTGCGTTTGCCTTTAGGTGTTATTCCATTCCAAACTTCGGCGAACATTTTGTAAGATACACGCAGGAATTCCTTCTCATCAATTAAATGTCGATCGAACATATCCGCGAGTGCGGGTTCGGTGCGGCTGAGGGCAAGTGCGAGAGTGGCATTGTCACGTTCTGTGATGTCCGGACCTGAAACGGTGATTTTTGTATCGCGTTTAATTTTTGGGTCTTTCTTTGAGCGGACTTCGAGGGAGATGCGTGCAAGTATTGATAATGTCTTGAAAAACTCATTCTGCATTTCCTCCAGGGTTCGGAAAGTGGGCGTGCCGGCAGCCTCGGCGGTGGTGCGGGTGGAAGATTCGGGTTCTGCGAGATAATGGAGTGGAAAGCCTACGCCGGAGGCGATCATCTTTTTGATTGCGAGGCCGTCTGTATTGGCGTCGCTCGAATCAAGTTTTGCGGATTGAATTTCCCATGTTTCTCCTGCATCGGAATTGACGACAAGTATACTGCCGGGTTTGGGAGGACTGGAATTAAGTGTATCTTCTCTTTTCTTGCGTTCAGTTTCATTGGTGTATTTGCCATTGACGACGTAGATAAAAGCGGAGCGGAAGCGATTTAGTCTGACCCGATCTTCCAACCAGGAGGAATAACGGCCAATCCAGACAAGTAGAGGTGACAAGTCCGCTTCACCCCATACAGACCCTACGGGTTGATTGCTGGCGAAATGAACCATGAAAGAATTTTGATCTTCTTCGGGATTGTATGCTGGATAAGAATCATCTCCGATCGTGTCTTTGGCAAATTTGATAACCTGTTCTACGTCATTTTCTTTTGTGACGATGTCTTCAATGGATTCAGGTGGAACGGCGCGAATATAGGACATGCCATTTTCGAGAATTGAAAAAAGAAAGAATAAATTGCCTGTGCGTGTTTCATCGTCTTTCCATCGTTTGATATTGCGTTCAAAATCGTTGAGTGGGTTGGTCCACCAGGATTGAAGAAATTTATTTGTATAGTCATCCTCGGCATTGATTTCAAGTCCTTTGCCGATGATAAAGGATCGAATAAGACGGACGATCCGACGTGCAAGCGGATTAACCCGCCATGCGCGGAGAGATTCTGCGAAAACCTTCTTACGATCCCAGGAATTGCGATCCTGGTAGTTGGCGCTCAAACCGCCCGTAAAAAAGTTATTGTCCCTTTCGGGCGATAAACTGAGCGCCACCTCAAGAGCTTCGTTCGCATTTGATAACTGACGTTCTAGTATGGCGATGCGTTTGGCGGTGGATGTCTTTTTAGTAGGCATGATCCATGTCCTCTAGCGGGTCTGCAGCTTCGATGATGGTCGTTTCGGATGAAATATACCATTGAAGTTTGTCGACTACGGCGATCAGGGCATCTGAAATTATCCAATCGTCATGGATTAATTCACCTGTGCGGGGATTTCGTGTACCTTCTGGTACTCCCCAACGGATCGTTTTTGAAGGTCCAATCAGGACTTCTGAGACACAGGAATTATATTGCAAGTCGATTTCGGGTGTGGAGGCACAATCTCGGAATCGACCTGTTTCGATAATTCCAATAAAGATATAGGCAAGTTCGGATTTCGATTGTGTTGAAAATTTGAATGGCAGGATTCGGGTGGAATATTTGCGGTCCAGCATCGCCCAAAGGCCCTCGCCAACCCCGGTACTATCGATCACCAGGTATTGTGGTTTCCAGGAATCGAACAATGCACAGAGTTTACCGAAGATGACAATGTGATTTTGTCCCTGCCAGGCCTGACGGTAAACGGGGCGATATGTGGGAGCCTGCAGCAGTTCGAGACTTGAAAGATCAACGTCATGGATTGTGAGAGTGACACTGTCCCTGCCTGGGTTGTTCAGGAATTCGTCCTCTCCGCCTTGCATAACGGATTCATCCTGGCCGGCTACATCGAGAGTAAAAACGTAGATATGTCCTTCGATTGGTGCGGTTTGTGCCGGCCTATCGCCGGCCATAAGCGCGCGGCGGGCTGCATTAAACATGCCGGCCTGTGCATCGATCTCTTCGCAGTAATATTGTGTTTTGATAAGGGGGTGATTTCGGCCAAGTTTCTTGACTTCGGCTTTGACGAAGTCTTTATAGGCTGGAACGATGCGGCCTACTTTATCGGCGTCATAGATAAAAATGCGCTTGATACCGTCCTTTTTTTGTGCTTCTTTGGCAGCTCGCAATTCACGCGCAAGAAGTGTGCGGGAAGTCCAGACTGTACCAACGATGATCCGGGTTGCGTTTGTGCTGGCAACCATAGGGGCAAAGTCCTTGTCATATTTCAGGGGTGTTATATCCTGGGCCTCGTTGATAAAGAGAGCGAGGGAAGCTGTGGCGCCGACGACATTGGCGGCGGCGTCACCTGACAGGAAGGATACTACTGCTTGATCGATCATACGCATAAAATCCGATCGCTTCGACCAAAAAGACTTTGTGAGTAGATTGCCTTTGAGTCTGTTTTCGAGGCGCATGATGGCGTTGATCGTTTGGGGTTTGTAGGTAGGATTGACAACGACGATCCCCGTCTCTCTGTGTGCGTAAAGATTGAGAATATAAGTAAGGAGATTTGCAAGGAGTTCGTCCTTGCCGGCCTGTCGGGACATTATGATTATGATTGTCAAGCCAAGTTTTTTTGTGATTGAGTTTAGGATGGCTTTTGCGGGTTCCAACTGATATGGGCGCATTGTGATTCCGCTACCACGTTCGGTGAAATTACCGAACGTGCGTGCTACGGTTTTAATGGTTTGAACGAGGGTACTCAATTACAGCCCCATTTCGAGGCGTAATTCCTCGAGAGCTTGGAGAATGGAATCATGGACGGTCCCTGATCGGCCTTTAATCAGGTGGATTGTCCTCACGAGGGTAGATATGGATTGTGCCATGAGCGCAAGTGTATTTAATTGGTTTAGATAATGAGAATCTCGAAAAGAAGTCCCATTTGAGTCGGTGCGTTTTATGGGATCGTAGGAGATTTGGTTTGCAAGTCGATCGATGCTGACGCGTAGTAAATTTATTTCTGCGCTTAAGTCCGTTGTTTCCTGATCGTAGAGTCTTTTTGTTTCTTCGGGTTTGAAATATTTCGAGTAAAAACCATGTGAAAGAGCGTTTTTGTTTCCTGGTTGACCCCCGCGCTTTCGTATTGTTTTGTCCTTGGGCTTTCGTGGCATTTACTTTACCCAAGGTGCTATTAGATTGATAAAGCTAAGCAATCCCCCTCCAAAAGCCAGCCATGCAAGAGTCTCGAATCGGGTTCGGGATGTTTCGACTGTACGGATCCTGGATTCGTGATCTGTCTTTTGAATTTCAAGGTTCTTGATTTTTTCATCGAATAATTCGAGGCGAAGTTCAAGTTCCTTTGCTTTCGCATTTTCTAACTGTTTTTGGAGTTCGGACAGATTTTGTTTTTGAAATTCAGTGAGGTTTTCCATCATAGTGCCGGCCTTCCTATATATTTTTGGAGATTGCGACAGTGAACAACTGCCTTTAAAATGGCTGAAACGGCGGCTAGAGCAGACTGAATATTGAATTCCGTCATTCGGGGAATTGTGATAGAAGGCCAAATCCATTCATTCGAAATTGGATTGATGGATTGAAAAACTTGTATGTAAAACTCTGTTTTACCGACACGAAAATTTTTATTATGTTGATCGGGCATGATTATGTTGACCTTTCA